ATGCCGATATCATGAACAATCACATCCGATTTGTTTGAGAAAGGCATATTGAGCAAAGCTATTGTAGATGTTCCGCCTAAAGATGTTGCGTTCATAATGACGGTGACATTTACAATAACGATATCGCCAATTTTTTCATAAAGGCAAGTTGCAGATTTTATTTTATCAATCTGAGTAGAGTACGGTGTAAGAGTAGCTGTGCCGAGTTCGATATTTGACGAGTCATATTTGCTGTCAAGTGAGGCTTGGGTTGTTTTTTCAAATGCCAAAACCTCGTTTGCAACCTCTGGGACACCTTCTGCAACTTTATTTGGTAAATAGATTGATTCTTTTTCGGTAATCATAATTTCGGACACTTTGAAAGCACTATTATGATAGGTACCAAACCTAAGCGTTATAAATGACGTATCATTGTTTGTGACAAATGTTCCTTTACCACGTGTTATTCTTACATTATTGGTACTGTTTCCGTTTAAAAATACAAAAGCATTGCTGTTATTGTTGTTTGTAAGCCAACAAATCCAATATTTAGTATTTGGTTTTACACTTATTTTCATTGTTTCGGGGAAAGGTGCGTACCAACCCATCGTAAAAGTGTCGTTTGATGTAGGGGTAGGGGTAATGGTAATTGATTTTTCGGCAAAGTTCAATTCATCAAGTGTGCCCCGATAAACTGGTATAGTCAAACTCTGTAACCCTTTCGCCCAAGCATCAAAATCAAAAATGTTAGAGCTGTTAACAAGGTTAGCTTTGTTTGCCAGTAAAACATCAACATCTACCTTGTCTGCTTTTTCAGCGAGCAAATTATCGGTTTCAGTCTTATCGGCTTTTGTTTGCAGAGCTTTGTAAACCGTACCGCTCGTGAGATAGCACGGGCTGTTATTTTTTGGTTCACTGTCAAACGGCATCGAATCGAGCTTTCGGGCAATACTCTTGTCTGTTTTATCAAGCCTTGCCCCAAGTGAATTAGAACTGCCTCTTGCTGTGGCAACCTCTCGGCTGATTTCGGCAAAATTGCCAGCACTTTCGCTGTTTATCTTGCTGTTTTCGGCGAGGCTCGGAGTTACCATGACTTTTAAAGTTAGCGGCGTGTTTAACACCTGCGTTTCACCGTTTGCAATCTTAATTTCAATTGCCAAGAAGCCCGACATAGACTTGAAATTTTCGAGCGGAACAGTAATAACATCTGCCGTGCTGTTCAGGGTGCAAGCGACTGAATCTGAAATTAAATATCCGTCCGTCGCAAATGTTGCTGTTACTGTGCAATCTGCAAAGGTCATTTTTTCACCGCTGGCCGTTAAAGTTACATCAAGATAGCGAACCGCTTTGTCATTTACATTTGCAATTGCAACAACATTTGGTGCATTTCGATTATTAACATCAATTGCAATTGATTTATGCTTCATACTAATTGCCATTATTTTTTAAACCTCCTTTGAATTTTTAGTAAATCCGACATCGACATACTTAAGTCGCCGATTGTAATTTCTTTGTATTTCTGAGACACGCTATCGTAGACCGTTTTTGAAATTCTTCGGCTAAGATTCGTGCCGTCCGGCATTACGACCGTCACTTCATCATAAAGTTTGATTGCGTGCATTTTGGTGAGTTTATTTTCAAGAGTTACCCTTATACTCAGGGTTTCCGCTGTTTGTTCCGTCGAATAGTTATAATCGGCAACTGCATTACGCAAGGCATCTCTGACTTCTTCGTAGTTTTCGCCGGTGCTGGGATTTAAAGTGTATTTTTTGATTTTGCTTGTGCAGTCGTATAAATATGTGTTTTTTATGTTCCGTTTTAGCCCTGTTTCATATGGTTCAGGGCTTGACACGACGACTTCTTTATTGTCCGTAGTGTTGCATCTCGCATAAGGCATAACATGTGTATAGTAGTTGCCGATTTCAGCAGTCTGCTTATAATCTGACACATTAGCGCCGAAAGCTATACGATAGCCACTTTTCGCACCTGCTGTACTGATTTTGTTAAAATAAATGTCAAAATTATTAAAATACAGAACACCGCCAAACTGATTTATCAGTCCTTCGTCATCATCTTTGAAGATATCCTCAAACTTTACTGCCTGTGAATAGCCTAAGCGGATTCTTTTTTTTGCTGTGATTGATGAGCTGAAATTAAACCACTTATACGGGGCCTCCGTAAACCACATATACAGAGGCTTACCTACTTGGCTGTAATCTCGCATATAGTGGTCAATAAGTTCTTTCGGCGTGCCATACATCGAACCGTCTGTCGCACGAGGGATTGTGCCATTTTGAAAAAACATTCTTGACACATGTTCACCTGACACGGTTAAATCACCGTTTTTATCAACCTCTATTTTTGTGACATAAAAATACTGTGGCTCAGATACATTATTCACTTTCGCTTTAATATATGAGGTTATTTTAATTTTTGAAGCGAGTTTATCTGTGCTTTTGATTTTCATGCTAAAGCTGTATGTGCCATTTTGCTCCATTGTCACCAAGAACTCGGTGCATTCAGTCAAAAAACCGAAACCATTAGATTCAAACAATGGTGTTGAGTTCTTGTAATAGTCAGCAACGTTATACAAAATAGGGTACATTACAATCTCCTCCAATTTGGCTTAATTTCAATGTCAGTAAACGCATTTGCGCTTTTTCCTGAGAGTTTTATTTTATTCCAACCGGGCAAAAGCTTTGGAAACTCTGTGCAACTTATGCAATTGTTTGCTAAGCTCGTGCCGTTATCGAAAGAAGCGGACTGCTGTTCGAAATCAAGCTCAATATAATCCTTATCCGATGATGTTTTAACCGTCAGCGTTTGACTATCATTAACCGTCAGCGTCAACGGATTAACTTTTGCGCCTTTGTTGATGATTCTAATAAAAGGCTCGGCGGTGTAATTTTCAGGATTATAGACTTCGATTTCTGCGTTTTGTGTCGAAGTTAATTTCGGTCTGATAATCTCCTGTCCCAAGTCACTGTACCAATACGGTATTCGACTAAAATTTATTGTTGTTGACAAACAAAGAGGTGCAACCTCTTCTATTGGCTCAATCCCCGTACAAATTGCTTTTGAATAATAACCGGGGTTGTATGAATTCCTAAAGATTTTATACTCGCCGTTCCAAGCCATAAGCCACTCTGCAAACGCTCTTACAAGCTCTGCATTGCTTTCGGACGGCACAATGTACGGATAACTATTGACCTCAAACTGCATTTCAACGTTATCAAAAACACCATTGTCGGAAATTACTCCGCCATTTTTACCATAGACAGAGGTAAAATCAAAATTACGCTTTGCAATTTGATATTGGGGAGCAGTGGCTATAAAAAAGCCTAATGTCCGCAAATTGGTACCATTATATGTAAAACTATGCCTCATCTTTAACCTCCCCACTTCGACGCTTCACCGTCAAGTGTCTGCACAATCGCAGTTGACACACGGCGGTTAAAATCATCAACATCCATGTCATTATTGATGTTGACATCGCCTGTGAATTGAATCTCAATCGTAGGTGAATTTGAAACAGTTTTCAACATTTGACCGTTTACTGTCGCATTTTGGTTTTGCATGCGAATATCCGCGAATTTATTGTTAATCGATCCGATTGGATCGCCTTCAACTGCTGACAGGGCTCTCGAAGTTAAAGACCTTACTGTTTTTTGCGTTTCGGCAATTTCATCGGCGATTCCAAGACGATAACCCTCGCCGAAGTAAGCTCCAAGTTTTCTCGTCTTTTTTGATGGTGAGTGTGAATCCTGTGCATTTGCAAGAGAAATAAGACCTGTCTCTGCGAGTTGTCTGGCCTGCCTATTCGTTTCGGCGTGAAGGCTTCCTGTAGGTCCGCCCTCGCTCAAGCCTTTAATATAACCCTGAGTAAAATCCTTACCTTTTTGATAACCCTTGTTATAACTCTCTGAAAGACTGTTTTCGGCTTTGCCAAGAACCTTTTTGCCTGATTTATCAACTTTTTCGAGGGCATCTTCGTTTTTCATGCCGTCACTTACGCCCTCTGTGCCGTTTTTACCGGCGGTTTTGCCGTTGCCTTCAAGTTTGTTGAGTTCACCGGTTGCCTTATTTACAAGCTCTCTTGCATTATCAACCATTTTTTGGGTAACACCCGGTTGATTTTCATCCATTGCAGTTTTTAGCAACTCATAGTTTGCGGTAAAGTTTGCAAGCTGATTTTCAAGGCTTTCTCTTGAACCTGTTTCAGCATCAATAAAACCGTTTTTGATTTTCTGCTGTTGTGCGTTGATTTCGTCAGCTTTACCCGTGGCGATTGCGGCAACCGTGCCGTACATATCGTTGTATTTAGCAAGCTCAATTTCTGCTCTTTCCTGCAACTCTTCGGCTTCTTCAACTTGGTCTTTTGTGACACCTTCAACACCGTCTTTGTATGCTGTCCTTAAATTCTCGGCATTTGTCCTAAAATCATTGACCTGCTGTTCAAGAGCGTCTTTGTTACCAGTTGTATAAGTAACAATGTTATTAGACAAGTCCAACATTGCGGCTTTAATTTCTTCGGTGTTGCCTTTAGCGTTTGCCGCTGTGAGATTCTCATAATTTTGTATTGTGGTGTTATAATCAACTACTTTTTTCTGATATTCTTTATACTTGCCATCTGCTTTGTCAAACTCTATTTGTTTAGCCTTTAAATTGTTTTTAGCTTCATTTTGCGCCTCGCTGTAAGCTCTTCCGACGGATTTTGATAAATCTTCAAAATGTTTATACATATTTTCGCCGTTTTGAAAATCTTTGAGTATTTTTTGGTAATATTGCTGAGATATTTTGCCGTTTTCAAAACCCCAGCCTGCATATTTCAAAGCCGTTTGACCTGGCGAAAGTCCAGTGACACTCATTTGTGTAACTTTTGCCTTAGCTAAACCTACATCTTTTTGTGCACTTTTTTTTGCTACATAACCATTTGTAACATCATTTTTTGCGCTTTTTAAGCCTGACACAGCAGTTTGATAGGGCTCTTCAAGTGCCGACAACATTGCAAGCGCTTTTTTTGATTCAAGTGCCTCATCAATTGAGCCTTTAAGGTCTTTATAGGACTGAATAACATTGCCGTTCCAAGTGATTTCATCGCCTGTAACTCGGCTCAATTCATTGGTAATAAATTTTGCTCTATCCTCGTAGCCTTTTTTGACTTTGCCGTTTTGATTTACAATGCCTTGCAATTCGCCCCACAAATCGTCATAATATTGAAATTCACTTTCAACCTTTGATACCGCATCTTTTTTGCTCTGTACATATTCATCGTTGGCATCTTTCAGCTCTTTGATTTCTTCTTTTGCTTTTTCCTGAGCTTCGTTAAGTTCTTCTTGGGATTGTTTTGCACTGTCGTTAGCCTCTGAAAATGCCCAAATTTCGCCTATAGCACCAACAACTAAACCTGCAACTAATCCCCACAAATTTGCTTTTTGAGCAGTGTTAAGTCCCTCTTGTGAGATTTTAGCGGCATCTGTTGCCGCTTTCAAAGACTTGTAAGCTCCCCACAGATTTTTGATTTCTGTAACTATTTTAGTGGCCTTTTTACCCGACCAAATAGCAGTAGTTAAAACACCAATCTGTTTTAGCGTTGGAATAATATCATCTGTATGCCTGCTCGCAAATTTACAAAGTTTTTTTACCTCGGGGAATAATGATTTGCCGATAGGATTAATGACATCAGTTTGCACCGTTCTGCCAAGGCTTGCCCAATCGGCTTCAACATCATCGTATTTGATGTCTTTAATCTTTTTCATGGTATTTTTGGTCTTGTCAGCAAAGCCATTAACTTTCATTAAGGCTTTTACGCCGTCGATTCCCAAATCTTCCCACATCGTACCGAAGAGGTCAACGCCTGCCTGATTCTGCTTGACCTTATCATCCATCTCAAAAAGAGCCTTTAAGACTTCTGATGTTGCTGATTTTGCGCTGTCTCCGCCTTTTGCAAATCTTGCCTGCAAATTCTCAATACTGCCTTTTGCGCCTTTGCCTGCTGATTCGAGATTTGCAAGATTTTCTTTAGCAGCTTTTAGCGCCCCTGAATATTGTTCAATTTTATCGGCATTTTTTTGTTTCGTTAATTCACTTGTTGATTCGTTAAAGCCTTTTTGCTCCTCTTTTGCATAGTAAAGATTTTTTTCGAGCTTTGCGACTTCATCTTTGGCTTTTTGAATGTCCTCAGCTGAGGCTTTTGCGCCGTAGCCGAGAAGAGCAAATCCCTCCTGCGTACTCGAGGCTGTGTCCTTAGAGCGGATGCCAAATTCTTTCATCGCATCGCCGAGCTTGTCGATACTGAAAGTACCTGCTTTAGAGCCATTTTCAAGCGAGTTAAAAAACTCGTTCGCATCGTAGCCGAGTTGCTTGTAATGTACGGAGTATTCGTTGATTGTGTCGAGCAAATCTCCGTTTTTATTCAGACCTTTTTGACTGCCCTGAGCAATAAGATTAAACGCTTCATCGCCTGTTACACCGAACTGTTCCATAAGCATGTTCGCCGCTCTTAGCGTTTCGACGAAGTCATAATCATAGGCATCTCTTAAAGTAAAGAGATTTTCGGTCATATCCTTGAGCTTGCTTGGATTTGTTTCGTTAGTTGTTTGCTTAATCAAAGCAAGAACATTCGCAACTTCTTCCTGAGATTCGCCGAAATTCCCTTTGTAAACATCTTCAAGGACATCTTTGTACTTTGTCATCTCCTCGGCGGTCAAGCCTGCTTGTGCCTGCAAAGAGTTTAGCGCCTTTTGTTCGCCGTTTGCGCTTACAATTGCGCCTGTAACAGCTCCGCCAATTGCCGTTGCTGTAGCAGTAGCTTCTTTTAAGGCATCGCCAACAGCAGATTTAAGGTTGTCAGCTGAGGATTTAACCTCATCCATTTCTTTCTTGACCTTGGATAAATCAGTTTTATTCGACTTATTTTCAAGGTTTTCAACCCCATTGGCGACTTTATCAAATTCGTCTCTTGTCTTGTCGAGTTGTTCGTTAAATGAGTTAAGTTTGCTTTTGGTTTTTTCAACTTCACGCTGATAAGCTCTGTACTGTTCCGTCGAAATTTCGCCGTTTTTTGCCTGTTCTTCAACCTGATTTTGTACCTCAAGCAAGCGGTCAAGAGCGGACTTGCTTTTAGCAATCTGCTCTTGTAATACCTCTTGCTTTTGAGCAAGCAAAACAGTGTTTTCAGGATCAAACTTTAATTGTCTGTTAACAGCCGACAATTCGCTCTGTAAGCTCGCCGATGAGGACTGTACAGCTTTTAGGGATTTTTGCAAATCCATTGTATCGCCGGCAATCTTGACGGTGATGCCTTTAATCGTTGACGCCATATCTGTCCTCCAATTTCCTATATCGGTTCATAAACTCGCTATACTGCTTTTCCGAGATTTCTTTACTTTCAAATCTTTCTTTAACAAAAGGCAATACAGATTTCATTTTCTGATATTTTTCTTCATCTTCGTGAATGTTTTTATTGTTTCGTAATGCAAAATAGGTTTCGATATAATCCAACACAAAACCTATTGTAAACCTTTGTAAATCTGCGACAGTCAGACCACACCTGACGGCATAAGACAAGACCTCTTTTGCCGTCAGGAAAGTTCCGTTTAGGTCGCTGTCGCTGTCACTTTTGGGCTGTCGCTTTTAAGACTGTCAACGATGAGCTTGATAATTGTGTCGGTCGCTGAAATAGCATCCTTAATGCTCAAATTTTTTGACCAAACTTTAAAGTTAGGAATCGTATCGTCTGCCGTTTTTGCCGCTGCCCATAAAAGCTTTACAGCAGAGCCAAATTTAACATCATTGAGATTCTTGACAAGGACACGGTCGGCATCACGCAAAAAGCTGTGTCCTTTGAATGTGTCCTCGTAGATGAGCATTGTATATGCTGTAACCTCAACCTCAACATTTGTATTGTTAATAACAACTGTGTCTTTCATGCTTTAACCTACTTTTAAAATTATACTGTTCCGGGATTTGACTTAACAGTCGGCACTACAACGCTTTCGGGCAGAGTGTCCGCATATGATGTGTAGCGCACAAAGTCATTGTCAGGGCGTGGTTTTGCTGTAACCGTAAAGGTCGGGAACTGTGGGTCGAAGTTACCTTCTGATGTCTTGTCGTTCCTGCTGGCTCTTGCAGCTACGCAGTCGAAATATGTATCAATTTCGTAGAGCTTGTCGCCTTTGTATGTTTCCTTTGCTGCAAGGAGGGCAAATCTCGGCATCACTTTGATACCACCCTTTTCGATGATACCGCCCTCAGTTGCTTCATCATTGCCGAACCAATCTTTTTCGATGTCGTCGACTGCTGAAATAAGCTCAAGACTGATTGTATAGCCGCCGTTTGCACTCGCTACAATAATAGGCAAGCCGTCAGCATAGATCGTGTTTGAATCGCCGATAGGCTCTGCACCAATACTTCTGCCGCCTGCTTCATCAGACTTAAACCACACGGGCTTACCGTATGTGATTTCGCCTGTGCTGCTTTCTGTCAGCACAGCATAACCAACTTTTCTAATAGTTTTATTCATTAATAAGCACTCCTTATGTTTTTAGATTCTTTTTATTCCGCTCAAATCACCGCCGCCAAAAGCTTCCGATGATTTAATGAGCTTTTTTATTCCGGCTTCAAATTCGCCGTGAATTTTCTCCGTTGCCGGAGCAATATGCACCTTCGGTTGTACCGTTCCGCCTTTTTTACCCCTCTTTTTACGAGCTTTTTCGAGGAGGTGTGTAAGCCGGTACTCAGGCTTAGCGGCATAAACTGTTTTTTCGTAAAACCTGAATGTTTCATTCGTAATTTTTACTTTGAATGATTTGCGATATTTTTTTCTTCTGCCGACAGGTGCATTTTTTTTGATTTCGTTTTTGAACTCTTCGGATTTTTCATCGACCAATAGTCGGACACCCATTTGCACATCAGCCGAATAGGTTGACAGCTCTTTCGATAGGGTATCGCCAAGGCGGTCGATACCGACTTTTTTGTAACTACTCATCGAAAGTCACGCCCAAATTGTAATAGCTTACACAAAGTTTATTCGTTGTGTCCCAAGCTCGATTTGGTTTTTTCCAACCGTAGCCGTTTTCGTTGAGCCATTTTTCAAACTTTGTTTCGCTTGTGTGGTCGTCTTTTGCCGTGTAGAGTTCTATGATGATTTTTGCATTTTTCCAAAGTATTTCACCGTCTGCGTAAATTCCTGTTTCTTCATCCTTGAAATAAACAAGATAGGGTGCAGTGGTTGATTTGTTGTAATCTGCCTCAACGCATTTAATGCCACAAGACTTAATAAGTTCGACAAATTCATCGTAATTTTTAAAATACATCTTCTGCACCGCCCTCATACAGTCCCCTCTGCGACAGGCTCACAATCGAGCAAGGGGGATTTTTGCTTTTATCGTGCTGAATTTGTTCAATCTTGAACCTTGTGCCGTCAATGATGACCGCCATATCCGTTCTCAAGGTTTCATCTTTGTGGATATGGATAACCTTTGACAGTTCAATATCGTTCTGCTTTGCTCCGTAAAATCGAGTTACACCGATTTTTTCATTACCAAAGCGATATTTTTTCAGGCTGTCAGCGATGATGTCGTCGTTTTCGTCCGTTTCGTAGATTTTTGCAAGTCCGTCATTAAATGTCAAAAAATCAATGTTATTCTTCGGTATCATACATTTGCACCTCGTATTCCTGCCTTAATTTCAAAATTTCGCTTTCAAAATTATGGTCGAACATTTCAACAGCATTTGAGTAAGCATATCTACAATAGTCAAACAACAAATTTCTTGCCCTTGTCGCACGCTCGAAATCCTCATCAGTTAACAGAGGATTATAATCGCGGAGGTGCTGTTTTCCATTGGCTATAATCAGTTCAATTTTCGACTTTGTGCTTTCATCTGTTTCGATGTGCTCACGGTCAAAATCGAGCATATTAACTACATCGTTCATAATTCCCATTGTTCAACACCTCCGTGAAAAATTAAGCTGTTGCTGTCTGATTAAGAGTTACCTTGATTTCGGCAGGATTGAGCGCTGAAATATCGAGCTTAAGAAAATCCTGCGTATGCAGCGAAAAGCCTGTTGCATAAGCCTTAACAAGATAAACTCTGTTGTCTTCGAGAAACTGATACTGGTCAGAGTAATCAAGCTTACCTTCCTTACCTGTTGAGAGGCAGGCTTTATATCTTGAAAGCTGACCGATTACGGCAGTGCCTTCCGTAACCATTTCTGACGGATAAACATTTGTCGGGAAGGGGAAGAGGTTGTTTTTGTATGAGCCGTCGGTTGCAAGGACCGTAGTCGCAGGAATAATCTTTGTGAGATAATCCACAGGATTTACGATGAGGTCAACCGATGTAATGTTGTTTGTTTTACCGCCCTTGCCCTTTGCAAGCTTGGCGACAACATCCATATATGACTTCACATCAAGACTTGTGAGCTTTGTTGCTGTCTTTTCGGTGTAAGCGTTTGCCTTTACTGCTCCTTCGGGGTCCTTGAGCATACCGATAGGTTTGCCGTTACCGTCACCGTTGATGAAGCCGTCCTCAAATGCGTATGCAAGTGCATCAGCGAGGATTCTGCGGACATATGCGTCAATGTATGTAGCTCCGAGGTCAAGCATATCCTTCGGAACAGGAACGAAGGCGCTTACTTTTGAGGTTGAGAAGTCCTTTTCCTGAATTGTGCCTGTAAGCTCCTGTGTAATTTTGGAATTTAGTGCGCCCCAGGCAGCAAGCTGTTTTGTGTCTGTCGCAAAGATTGCCTTAACAGAGCCGTATGTGTTTTCGATGCCGATTGCATCGAGCAGAGGATGATTGCTTGTAATATCCTCAAGCACTGTGTCAAGGATTGTCTGCGGAATTGTAACATCAAGACCTGTGAGAGCCTGCTTAACATCGGCAGATTTTGCCGCTGTTACAAAATTGTTGTAGAACTTCTGCTCTGCCGATGTAAGCTGTCTGAATCCTCTCTTTGCAAGGATTGTGTTGTCGGCAGTTTCACCGATTTCCTGCGCTACCTCGATAATTGACTGCTGAATGCTGTCAGCGTAGGCATTGAGTGCATCGGTCATTTTTGCTTCGTCTTTTGAATCAATGGCAGTTTTCAAGTTCTGCGCAAACTTTGCTTTTGCGTTTTTAATCGCATCAAGATTCTTCATTTTTTAAATCTCCTTTATAAATAATTTTTGTTTTTGAAATACTCTTCAATAAAGCCAAAACTATCCTTTTCTCCGGGATTTTTCGGTTTTGGCTCGGGTGGTGTCTGTGGTTCAGGCGGTTCAGGCTTTGTGCCAAGCATTTTTGCAAGTTCTGCCGCTGCCTGTTTTGCTTTTGGATTCTTCTTTTGCTGTGCATCATTAACAATTTCTTTTGATTCCGTTAAATCGACAGGATCAACGATTTCATCACACAAACCGAGGTCAAAAGCCTCTTGTGCGGTCAGAAATGTTTCAGCATCGAGCAACGGTTCAAGCTTTTCTCTTGTAAGCTTTTCGCCTGCGTGAACAAGATAAGAGTTTGTACTTGCTTCACTGATTTTGTCAAGCTGAGCTGCAACTTTTCTATGCTCTTTCGCATTTCCATAACAACCACCGATTGCATGATGAATCATCATCGTTGTGTTTGACGGCATTACAATCTTGTCAGCCGCCATTGCGACAACAGAGGCGATTGAGCAAGCCATACCGTCGATATATGCAGTGACCGGCACACTCTGCCGTTTTAGCAAATTGTAAATTGTCACACCTTCGTCAACAAATCCGCCCACGGAATTGATGTAGATTTCAATGCCTTCAATTTCGCCTGCTTTTTCAATCGCCTTGCGAATATATTCGGCGCTTGTCTTGGATTCTACGAGGTCACCCCAAATATTCAAGTAGCTCGGCTCAATTTCACCATAAAGATATATCTGCAAGACACTCTGATTGTCTGCAATTTGCTTGATGTTGTAATTTCTACTTTTCATTTATTCTATTCACCACCCTTCAAAGCATTTGCTATTGTTTGGTAATTTTTAGTAATGTAATATGTATGTGCCCAAGCCTCCGAGCAAGGGAGCATATTGCAATATTTTTGAGCCTGCGCAGGTGTCAGCACACCGCTGGCAATTGACTTGTCGAGGTTGTTCGCCTGACTTACGGCATCAATGTGTCTGACTGTCGTTGTGTCAATCAGTAGATAATTACCTTTGCTAAATTCGGTGCTACCGAATCTCTTTTTTGTAATCTCTTGCTCAAACATATTTGCAATCGGATCAATTGCGTTTCCGATAGCGCAATCCATAGCGTCTGAGAGCTGAGAGGCTTCACCGCTTAAAATTGCCGGAGGAATATGCAAAGCATTGCCAACAATCGTGTATGCCTCAGTTTTTAACTTCTGAATATCGTTAATCTCGCTATTCGTAGTCTTTCCGGCATCGGTTGAGGGCTCTGAATATTTCATACCCTTAAAAATTGGCATAACAGCGTTTTTGTTTGAGTAAAATGATTTAAACTGCTTTGACAGCACTTTGTTGTAGGTTTCGGCAAAATTTTCATCACCAAAGCTATAATTATCAAGTTCTAAGATGCCTTTGTGACCGACCGCTTTGTTATATCTTTCTTGAGCTGATAACATTAACTGCTCGTAAGTGTTGCACATATCCGATAACAAGCCGTTAAGAGCAAAGTTGTTATATCTGAGGTAAATTACCTCACTTTCAGGAAAAATGCGCTGATATGTAAAATTTCGGCAAGTAACGCCGCTGAATGTGTCGTCAATCAAAGCGTGTTCCGTTCTCGAGAAGCTATCAGCAATCATAAGCTGATTATCGGCAGTTTCAACAATTAAAAGCTCATTGTCAAAAATCAATTTTGCGACAGCCTGCGTAAAAAACTCAATTTTGGTTTGATGCTTATTCGGCGAATAGTTCCAAAGATAATATTCAGCTTTGCGACTTTCTCGGTTATTGTTTACGGTAACAAATTCGCACTTTGCCAAGCTTCGGGCAATAAAATCAATCGCCGTAAACAGAGCAAGCTCAGTCAGGTGAAACCTCTGTTCATCGACAGTTGAACCGTCCTCGTTAAATTCCGCTGCAACGGCATCTTTTCTGAAAAGATTTTTTACCAAGTTTATTACTTTCATTCATTTTTTCACCTGCCTTTAAAATACAATTGCGTTAAAGCAATTCTCAATTTCATCAACCGTAATCGGCTGATTTTGTTTCAGCAAATCAAGCTGTGTATATGCGGCGACAAATGCCATAAATCCGTCTGTTTTTCTTGATTTCGGTTCGATTTTACCGTAGATAATATTGCCGTTTTTATCCTCAACGGCAGAAGTGTTGTTTGTGTACCAACGCATTAACGCCGAATCGCCCCAAACAATGCGGTGATTTGCAAAATCAGAGGCAATCAGAGGAGCAACAAGCATTTTGTCTGACGGTCTGACGAGTTTAAGGTTATTTCTGCCTTTACAGTCACATTCAAAACCTAACTGCATTAACGGCTCTTTGAGTAATGTATAGCGGTAGCTATCTAACGCTCCGCCGACAATGTTGTAATGTTCTTTCTGTTCTCTCAACCAACCAGCTACAATTTTGGGAGGTATTTCCGCCCCGTCCACTCTTTTTAAGTCAGGTTGCTGAGTATATGGAAAATTAATCCTGCCCAAATCCGCCGATTGCGAACAATACCACGAAAACGGCTTCCATACAATTTCACCGTTAATTAAAAAAATCAAACCTATACCCAAAAAGTCAGTAGTTTTTGTGTAATCAATACCAAACACACACGGCTTACCTTCAAGGTCGGGGAGAGGCCTGTTTGTAGCTTTGATATTTTCCCACGAGGTTACAGGATTCGCTTCTGTTCCCTGAGGGCGGTTCATTCTTTTCGTCATAAAAGCGGTGTTGCTATTCGGATCAATTTTCCAATTTTCATATTCCTTCCGAAGCTCTCGAAGCAAGTTTGGAAAATACTGCAAGCTTGGATTTGCTTTGTACCAGTTTTGTTCGTCGTGTACCTCTTTATCGTCATTCAAGCGACAAATGAAATAAAGTGTGCCATTGTCAGGTGCATCACCGTTCAAAACTTCAAGGCCTCTCGCAAACTCTTGGTCAAGCGGACCGTCTCGAACATTTCCCATAGTCGTTGTGGTCGTCGTTCTTGGCATCGGCTTTTTTCCTAAGCCGGTGACAAACACTTCAATAAGCTTGTAATTTTCATATGCGTGTTTTTCATCAAAATCGACCTTGCCCGGTCTACCGCCGTCTTTTGTGCTACTGTTAGATGTCCGATATCTCAAAACAGAGTTTGTCTTTACATTCACAATTCGTGTTTTCGTCCACTTGAAGTGTTTTTGCATTTTAGCTTTGTTATTTTCAAGGACATTATAAATATCGTTAAAAGTAATAGTCGCCTGATCTTCCGATGTTGCACAAATGTCAATATCGTAATTTCTAATACCGTTCACTGGTGTTAAAAGTGCGAAATCCTCAAAAGCTAAATAGCCGTTTTTGCCTGTGCCTCTTCCGACGATAAGTGCAAGGTCGGGAAACCTTAAAACACCGGGAGCTGAGTATGTGCAATTATGCAACGCAAAACAAAACTTTTCCCATTCAAAAAGTTCATAAGGAAAATATTTCTGCAAAGCTAAATACTTTTCAAGCTGTTCTTCATCGACGTAAATTTCTTCGTTTTCAAAGACATTTTCGACAAACTTTATTAGTTGAATTTGCTCGCGACAGACACGATATTTACCGTTTTTAACAAGATTGATGTAGTCGTCTATGACTTTACAGTTCGTCATCCGAATCACTCTCGACTTTGTCAATGGACAGCCCCATTTGCGAGAGAATTGCTAAGCGCTGTTTGTTGTACATTACTGCATTTTTTACCGATGGGTTGTCCTTCATATACTCTTTGCCTGTGGCACTGATAGCTTTGTATGTTAAGCCGTTTTGGCGGATGTCCGCCTGCATTTTACGCTCAAGCTTCGTGCAAAAAATATAGCTGTCAATTAAATCTCTATAGACTTCAATGTTTGCCCCCTTCAAAGTCAGTTGCTCAATTAAGCTGTCTTTGATTTCTGCAATTTTAATTTGTGCCATTTATACTACTCCTCTCTCAAAAATTTCTCGTGTGCGTGCGCGAGACCAAACTGTCGTGCCTTTACACCGTTATCCATTGACCTCAGAATTTTTCAATTTTTTACCCGGGGGTATGTCTTTTTTTCGACTTACCACCTCTCGGCAAACTCATCTTTTAATTTTTTTGATTCGTATTTGTGATGTTCTTTGTAATGGCAGTCCTTGCATAAACACTCGAGGTTGTTAATATCAAGAGCAAGGTCAGGCCTTGCTTTGAGATACAACTTGTGATGTACCGCCTCACAAGGGCTGTACTTACCCACAGCACGACAGCGTTCGCATTCGTAATGTTCTTTTGCTTTTTTTGCATCCCGAACTTTTCGCCAATCAGCTGTTAAATAAAATCTATATGCCTTACCCTCACGGATTTGGCGGACAATCCAGTCCGTTGTTACTTTTCGTTTTATCATTACAATTTAATTTTACAACAGGTTTAATCGCTTCTACTGACATCTTTCTTTGTGCAATATGTACAAATGTTAAGTCCACGAAAGTTTGCACAGCGCAATCGTGCCTCTTTAAGCCAACGAAACACCGTGCGTTCGTCGGTATAGTTGCTAACTGCAAACTTAGTCACCCTCAAATTTATTTCACCTTTGTGCAACGGTTTTGTTGGTGCAACAAAGTAAACAGCGCTGACAGCTTGACAGATGTAGTCTTTACCGCTATTGGTCAAGGCATTGAGTGTGTCTATCACCGCAAGTAAGTCAAGCCGTAACGCTTGACGCATTGTCTCATCGGCAACGACTTGTGCTTTGCTCGGATAACCGAGAGCGGCATAAGTCCTAAATTGCGCGATGGTGTAATCTCTTGTCGAATCCCTCAAATTTTCGCACCTCCGAATTTCTTATGCTTGTGAGCGTTGGCCAAATATGTAAAGTGAAAAGTCGCACCTGTAAAATCGTTTATCCACATTTCATCTTTGCAGAAATAATATCCGTCCGGGCAAGGCAGAGCCTCACCTCGTTCAAGCTTTCGATATTCTCTCTTCTTTCCTTCTGTCACTTTGATTTCAGGCTTTGTTAAATTTCTTGATGTTTTTAATCTTTTCTTTCCGTTGACATCTTTGCGAATGTATTTTGCAAGGTCAGCATAATTGCCATTTTGGTAGAGTGGTGTAAAATTTATGCCGTTTTTCCACGGCCAACATTCCGTTAATATTTCTCTGACACAATCCTCAATTACAATATGCAAATGCCAATTTTTTCCGAGCTTGCCACACTCGCAGTATCCGATGTATTTAAACTTGATTTGTTTCTTATCTGTCCTGCGTTTCACTCGTTTAAAAAAATTTGATACAACTTTTTCAAACTCATCTTCGGTAAATTCGCCAAACGGAGCGGAGAATCTTGCGAACCAGTCACCTTCTGAAAAGTTGCAGAGGATAAGCCGTTGCGTGTGTTGCTCTCCTCTGATTCGGTTTGTTCTTGTTTGTTTCTCACTTGATTTTGATTGATTGATTTGTCGAGCAAGTTTTTTCTTGTTTCTCTTTCTAAAAGATTTATAATATTTCACCTCGAGCAGAGGCCCCGACTTAATTTCAGCTTTGTATGTAAACATATTAAACTTCCTATTATATATGTTAAAACTAAAACGGTCACTTAATTAATTCCTATAGCAGGCTATAAAAGGAGTGTTTCAACTCCTTAATTTGTGACTGATTATTATTCTATTTTCGCATTAAAAAGTCAAATGATATAAATATGCAGTAGTCCGTCTGACCTCCGAACTACTGCTTTGTGCAACCTTACCGTTGCGATTGTGTGTTTGATTTTGGTGCATTTTTTGTAACAACTAAAACAATCAAAAGAAGAAGTCGTCATTTGACTGTTTTTTTTAATATGAAAATTTACTTTTTACATTTTGTTTTTTAGATTTTGCATACGGTAAGGATGTTGCCATATTTAAATGTCAAAACATTCTTTGTAGCTTTTTGCGATTCCTCGACAATCATCCGACTTAACCGGCACGTGACAAGCTACCTTTCTAATGTTATCAGCATCCAATTCTTTAAAAATTTCTGATGCTCTCGTTTCTTCTGTCGATTTATAAAATTTAAAAAGCAAATCCACAAATGGTATGTTGCCGAACTCATCCAAAAACGCTGTATCGTTTTCGGTTAGTGTTTTAAGGCACTTTTCCTTGTATGTATCCGATGTGTCCGATAAGATAAAAAGTTTGTTATAAACATCGTGCTTTGTGAGCAGGTCAATTATCTGTAAAGCAATTTGCAATACATTAGTATCGTGATCAGCAATTGCCTTTGACAGCTCCGTTAGCTTGCAGGAGGTTTCTCTTGTGCGTTTAATCCACTCGATATGTTCCTTGCTTGCAAAAAAAGTGTCAGTCCTAAACCTGCGATACTCTTGCAGGAGCTTGTATTTGGCCTTGACACAAGACTTGGCTGATAGCAAGCCTATCTTTGTGCAACTGTATATGGCTGACATTGACAACACTAACCAACGATTAAACATATCTAAGCTATTGAGCGTAGCCACATCAAGGGCACCGTCAATAAAACCTATCACAAGCCGGTCGAGTTCTGACAATGTTTCTGCCGCTGTCGGCTTGTCCTGCATTTCCGCTGCAACTGTTTTTTTGGATTCAGCCATTGTTGCTTGCCTCACTTTCAAGCCATTTTTTTATAATTTCTTTATTTTCAAGACAATCTTCATTTTCAAGACAAGAAATATCGCAATCTTCGCAATAATCGCAAACATTGTTATTTAATGCATCAAGCACAAAATGTGTCATCTGCTCTTTGCTCATTGATTTGATTTTTTCAAAGTTAGTCATTGTTTTCCCCTTTCAGCAGTTCGGGATTGTCATAGATATTTCCGATAACTTCAATATTTTCAGGATAATAATTTTTTCCGAGACTTCTGTAGATATTGTAGTATTCAATCCCAAATTCGGTTTCATCTGCGTCATATATAACAGCTCCATAGTCGCCATTATCAGGGCGTTTCGAGAAATCAACAATATCTCCATCGAAAATCTTTGTGCCGTTCTTGTCAGTCAAGCCTGTGTACTGTCCGACTGTGTCAGCGTCAATATGCCACACATTTGAGCTTTCGTTCTTGTATGGCTCTTTGATTACCAAGCCTTTTGGTTCAATACTTAAAAATCCGTACTTCCATTCGTTTCCGAATTTTCCTCTGAATAATATTTCTCTCATCATTTTTCACTCTCCTTACCTGTTTTATTTTGCTTTTCAAAGTAAAATTCAATTGGATTGTCCGTCTTTTGAATCAATCCGTACTTTACAGCTAATCGAAAAATAAAGACCTTTTCGAGCCTCGAAATCAACTTTCCCAATTCTTTTTTAAAATCTTCGACTGTCCTTGTCGATTTGTAAAAATTGCACATTCGACAAGCAGGGTTGAAATTTTCAATGTCATTTGCTCCGTCATACCAATACACGCTCTGAATATGATCAACTTGCATGTCCTTTAATTTGAGTGTACAACCGCAGTATGCACAGTGACCGCTGTACTTCTCATAAACTTTAAGCCTTGTTGCTTTTGATATTGATTTTCTCTGACTCAACCAAATCACTCTCCTTAATCAATCATTTTTTCCTCCTAATCTGCGTAATCGTACAAACCGAGCGGTTTAATTTTTCTTGCGGCGATTTGCGCTACAAATTCTCCGTAGCTGTAACTTGTGCCGTGCTTTGCGTTGTAATCAGAACAGTAAAGACACATCTTGTCTATTCGGTCGAGTTTCTTCTTGCGACCTCGTTTCTTTTTTTCTTCACTCATTTATTTCACCTAATTTCAAATACTTTAATATTTTTTCGCTTGCCTCGTCGCAACCATAACATACAGCGACAGCGTAGCCTTGTTCATTAAGGCTTTTAAGCCATTCGGTTTGTTTTTCAGTCGGCTTATTCTTACCGTATTTTAATTCGATGAACAGACCGTGATAGCTTCCACGGCCAACCGGCAAAAACAAATCCGGCACACCTGCCTTTACTCCTTGCTTTTTGAGGTTGGCTGCTTCAAGTTTGTTCCTGCTTCCGCCGTTCGGAATGTGGAACATCAAATCAATTTCAGGATACTTTGCCCGGATGAAAGTCGTCCATTGAAATAACTTCCGCTGTTGGTCAGCTTCATACTGCTTCATCGGCTGGTCATCCTTTCTTGTTTTTCAAAATCATATCGCTTTCAATGTATAATGATTTCAATTATCTCACAAAATCTTCATCAACAATTTCATAAGCACATATAAAGCCGTATGCAATCATTCCAAATTTAACGGCAAAATAGGGAGTACCTTTGAAGTCCTTACGCAGTGCAAGTGCCATTGTTTCGTTTGGCATATCCACAAAAGGATTAAGATATACTCTGTCAATAAACATTAAGCCCTCTGCGGTGCTAATCGGGAGCATTACTTTACCGTCGTATATAATGCTTATATCCCACATTTCAGCCGGTGTTTCATCCGCCGAACAATCCTCAACATCAATCAACGGCTTGGTTTGACTGATTGTAAATCTAATCTTATTTCTCTGCGCATCGTTGATGTCATAGAGTTTGCATATGTAATCTTCATTGAGTTCCGGCAAGCCGAAAATAGGATAGACCGCATAGCCGTCTGACAGCCATTGCTCGCCTTTTTCATTGCCGAAGATTGAAATAATTTTATTTTTCTTGCATATGTCGAATGCTTTTTTTATTTTCATTATCCTTCTCCTTTATCGTCTAATGAGATTTTGCCTGACATTAAGTCTGGTAACAAAGCATCTCTTAATTCGCCTAAATACTGATTTTGCATAGTGTTTAGCAAAGCTATTTGATTTTTCCAAATCGACAAAAAGTGAATAAATATATCCGGCAACAATTCTTTGTCGTTACACTTAAACATAAATTCATTTTTATTTTTGGTGAATTGGATATAATCAGACTTTTCAATTTTAATTCCTAAAAATTTGAATTGTTCGTCAGCAAACTGATTTGAGTTTTTGCTTTCATCTTTATAATGCTGAACATCAAAGCCTAATTTTCGGGCAATTGTTTCGTTGATAACTAACTTACAAGCGTTTTGCATTTTGGTAATATAATTGATATTATCGGCAATTTCCTGAAAATCACGATGTTTGTTATCTTCAAAATCTTCAATGTTAACATCAAAAAACATACTCGGAGCGAGCATATATTTCTTTTCTGCTATCTCTGCGTTTGACTTTATCAAAGAAAATTCATTCACTTCTGTTAGGTTTTCAATAACCTGAATGATTCTATTTATATTTTCATCGGACAAAACATTATATTTCTTTTTGTAAGTTCTGTTCGTGTGACTTTTACTGCCAAACTGTCCATTTTGTTCTCGCTCTTCAACGACAAAGTTTTGAATGCTATGTATCAGATTCACTTTATCTTTGTTTGCTTTGTTTTTGTTTAAAACCATTATGCAAGTTGATATACTCGTACATTCAAACATATTATTTGGTAAAGTAATAATCGACTCAATCAAATCATTATCAATCAAATATTTTCGTATATCATATTCATTGCGTTGCGTCAATGAGCCCATTGGCAGAATCAAGACTGCTTTATTTGCTCTTGCAATGCAATTTAAAACAAATGCATAATTTGCATTACTTGCGGGTGGAATAACGGGAAATCTAATGTCATTTTCAAGCGGTAACGGAGGTTGCCACTTAATGTTGTACGGCGGATTACTGACAGCAACATCAGCTTTAAAATCAGGCACATTATCAACAATTTTAACTGTGCTGTATTTTTCGCCGTTACTGAGTTGATATATTTTATATTTCTCTTGTTTCAGCACATCGCCATTTATGACATAGCCATTTGCGTTATGTAAAGATAAGTTGAACAACAAAAACGGGATAACATTCTCGTCAAGTTCTTCTATGTACACATTTGAAATAGCTTTATCCTTTAGATTTTGCAAAGTCAACGCTCCACTTCCTCCGCAACAATCGTAAATAGTTTCACAATCCCCCACCAAGGCAGATACTAATTTGCAAAGACTTTTCGGGGTATAATCCTGCTTTTTCTCTGTTCGGTCGGCTTCGTAATATTGCCATAATGCCTGCAACCAATCCTTACTCTCATTAGCAACAAGTTCATTGTATTCATCATAAAACTGTGTTTCATTACTCAGAACTACACGAAAAAGATTGTTTCCGATTTCTTTCAAATCAGATGTGTCGCATAACTTTAACATCTGATTTTTAAATTCTAATAACTCCATTTTCTTCACCTAAGCGGAACATCTGCACCTGCTCCGCTTTCAATGTCAGAATTTATTTCAAGAGGAGTAAAAAAGTTTATATAGCAAACTGTGCAGAGCTTGTTATTGATTAATTAATTCGGGCATCTGCACCTGCCCGAATCGGTATTACTGAAAGAAAGTAGATAGGTATGTATTAATTTATCAAAAGAGGGAATTTATAATCTCACAAGTGCAGTTGTGTGATTAACTTATTTAGTTTATTTTACTTCACCGGATGTAAAAATCGGATGTGTGCCGTCACGGAGCTGTATCTCCTCGTCGCTCATCACATAGCCGAGTTTACAGAGTAAAGCATAAAATTTGTTTAAATCCGGGCTGTTTCTTCGGCTGATCGTTTTGCTGTTATAGCTTACATAAATAAAGCTTAATTCTTCATAAGTTCTTTGGCACGAAGCGTATGCCGCCGCCATAAGCATTCTACCGCTGTTATCGCCCCAATGTTCGTTGATGTAGCTGTCTATGTTTTCAGCATCTTGATTCTTGACCACTTCGCTAAATCTGTGTGCATTTCTACTGGCTCCTGCCGCCACTTGGGCGACTATAAATTTCACAAGTTCCTGCTTTTTGTTGTTGTCATTGAAATTCGTATCAAGCATAAAGCCTATTCTGAGAGCCTCACAGCGTTCGTCTATTCCTTCCGCCTGTTCAACAAGCTCGTCCCATCTCTGCTCTTCAAGCTTTCGCTTTTCTTCTTCGGCATCGTTCTTTTCCTGCTTTTCTAATGCTTCGGCATAAATGTAGACATTTGAGCTGTAACCAAAATAAAAATATCTTTTCCTGCCGTCCGCAAAGTCTTTACCGATCAAATCTTTGAGCGCAAAAAATCCCGTATATTCGTAGCTGCTTGGAATTTCGTCATGTTTCTGCGCTTTAATCATTCCATGTTCAAGACAGAGCTTTTCGATTCTTTCTTTTTCTTCATCTGTTTCCTGCTTCTTGACAGCAGAATATAAAAGGTTATCAAAGTTATTAGTGCCGATTGATTTAAGCACTTTATTCCTTACATCAATATCCTTAATCTGATTCAATCGGTCATAATCCTGCAATGTAGGCTGTCGGATTTGGCTCTCTTTGAAAGCTTCTTCATCAAGCTCACAGAGTTTTACTCTCCGTCTGATTTTGCTTTCTGAAAAGCCTGTTTTCTCTGCGACCTCTGCGACTGTATCTCCGAGGTCAAGCAACAGCTGACAGCCCTTTGCTTCTTCATATACGGTTAAGTCGGACCGCTGCATATTCTCGGTGAGCATCGTTGATAGCTGTTCTTTCTCTGTCATCTCAACAACAGCACACGGCAGTTCAGTTAATCCTGCCTGCTTTGCCGCTGCTAATCTTCTGTGTCCGATAATTACGGTAAACTCCGTCCAATCGTCATTCATCGGCACAACCGTGAGGTTTTGAAGAATGCCACTTGCCTTAATGCTTTCGGCAAGCTCATCAATATCCCCGAGAACCTTACGAGGGTTGTCGGGGTGTGGATGAAGTTTGTCAGTGGGTATCATTTGTAATTTAGATTTCTTGTTCATTTTTATAATCTCCTTGATTTTCACAAGGTCATCTGATATAATAATGTTGGACTGTATTTATACGCAGATAGCCTTGTGCTATTTGCCGACCGTTGATTGTAATGCAAGCAATCAACGGTCTTTTTCTTTTGTGTTTAAAATGTAATCAATCATATGCAAACACGCCTTAATATTTACAGCCGATGGATTTAATAAGCATTCACGCATATCTTTGAGTATATGCGGTATGTTGTCAATAAAATCAATTGTGTATCCTGTATTTTCGTAGTCGTAAAGTTTGCGAATACAGCCATAAAACTCACTCGGGACATCTTTGCAGTCGTGCATTTTGCCGTAGATATCCTTAACCTTGATTTTGCTGTCTTGATTTACAGTTAATCTTTTCATTGGTTACACCTCTTTGCTGATAAAATCTGTAGCACGGTACAAGGTGACATAATCACCGTCAAGGTCATCATCGTAATACTGCGCTGTCTCATCGCCCATCGCTTTAATTATCACGGCGTAGTAATCTTCTTCCCATTCTTTCGCCGCTTCAATTATTTCATCAAGCGTAAACTTGCCTTTAGCTTTTTTGAGTTTCAGACACCAGCGTCCCTCAACATCATATCCGCTTTCGACTGTTGTCCCTTTTTTCATTTGCTGACACCCACACATTCAAAACCGAAGGATTCTGCCTCTGCTGATTCATACATTGAAAGTTTTTCACAGAGTTTAGTATTCTCGTTTTTATAACCTCTTAATGCATATTGAGCGTTTGTGCTATTTTCTTCGGCTTGGGATTTATCAAGGCGAGCTTTTTTTAACTCATTTTTGAGATTTTTGTTTTCTTCTCTTAACTCCTTAACATCTTTGAGCAGTTTTCTGCGTGTCGGGTAATTTCTTAACCACATTTGTTACACTCCTTTTCAGTTAATGCTGTATAGATTTCTCTTTCTACGAGCACGCAATCTTTGACTTTGCAAAGTAAAAGTGAGAAACTCGGCTCAACGGTTTCGCCGTCTGTAAGTCGTACTGCATAAAAATCGTTGTTTTTTATGTACCATTTGCCATCTGAGGCTAATACAAAAATATCGCCTTTTTTCAAGTCTTTAAAAGCGATATGTTCACGGTTATTTGCACGGTTATTTGCAATGATTTCCATATATTCACCTATTCTTTCATTTATTTGATTTGCAACATCTCGTATGGATGTCGATTTTATGACTGATGTAATTAAAAAAGTCATAATTCTTAGAGCGTTCGGCTCGGCGGTTGTCGCACTTTGATTTGTACTCAAGGTATTTTTCACAATCTGTATGACATCTTGTCGTCCGTTTCTGACAGCCGTAGCACGGCGAATTTATCATTTTTACGCCGTCCTTTCGTTGATTGTATTTCCGCTGCCGATCAATTTGTTGAGCAGTGTAGTCAGTAAGGATATATCTGCACCGCTTGCATAGGTCTTTAGCCGGTCAATCGGTATGTTGTAGCTCCAACGCCCTGAATCGCTTTGCACTGCCGAGCCTATCGGCAAAGTCTGCTTTTTAAGTCCTTCGTAAATAAAATTAAGAGCCACACCAAGATATTTCGCCGCCACGGTCGGCGGTACATCTCTGTACTCCTGATTTGTTTTAGGGTTGATAAGGATTTTGTCGTTCATTTAATCACCTCTTACTAAGTTCGGGTTATCGTATATATTCCCGATAACTTCAATATCTTCGGGATAATAATGTTTTCCGAGGCTTTTATAGATATTGTCGTACTCAATCCCAAATTCAGTTTCGTTTGCATCGTACTGAACAACTCCGTAGCCGTCACCGTCTGAACGGTCAGAAAAATCAATAATATCTCCCTCAAAAATTTTCTTGCCGTTCTTGTCAACCATGCCTGTGTACTGACCAACCGTTTCGGGATCTACTGCGCCATAGCTGCCTAAAACGGTTGCATCGGGTGTTATACAGCAACCTTGTTTAGTCACAAGCAAATTGCCCTCTGACCACTTACCGTTAGCTATCATCTTGCCCCTGAATAAATATTCTCTCATTTATAACCAATCCTCTCCGTCAAAACTTAATTGCCCCGGCAAAACACCATCCTGCATCCACCAGTGATAAACCTCAAGTCCATTAGCGCGTTGTGTAGCTTTGCCTCTTTGCTTTCTCACTTCAAGCATCTTGTCGAATGCTCGTATGTACATATTTCGGTACTTGGGATATCGTGCAAATTCCGCAAATCTCTTCTTACTTGTCATTGGACAGCCAATGCATCCAACACGGTCAAATCCACAACTGTATAACGGATTAAGATTAATGTGTTCTTGGTTGATGTACTCCCAAACATCACTATCCGACCAATCACAAATAGGGTTGAAGAGTATCTTCCCTTGTAACTGACAATGCTCAACTATCTGCCTCTTATCGTCGTTGTCATTGTTAAGGACAATTTTATTCGACAGATTAGAAGAATAAGTTTCGATTATTCCCTTCGACCGTCTTTTCGTACTTTCGGCTCTTCGCACTCCTGTGGCAATAGCACGATTCTTACCGCCTGTTTCTTTCAGAATTGCACAACAATATCTTACTAACCTTGTGGGGGGAATACCTTTTTGCACGATCAGTGACCACATAGATGTCGGCTTGCCCTTGTATCTCGGCATATCAATGTTGCATTTTATGCCTTTAGATTCCAATTCCTTAAATTTATTGCGTATGTGGTAAACTGTTTCGGGAGCATCAGCCGTTGTGTGACTATGTTGAACCTCAAAGTCTATGCCTGATTTAAGGGCTAAATCTAAAATAATGTCGCTGTCTTTGCCACCTGAGTAACAAAGCATAAGCGGTTTATCATAGTAGCGTTTACTTATTTCTGCTCCGTCACGAAGTCGCATTATAGCAACCTTTTCTAAGTCCATTACTTTTCACCGCCCTCAATAGGCTGATTCCAACACTTAACACAGTTATGGTCTTTTCTGCAATTATCTTTGCTCATAAGCCCTAAACGATAAGGACAAAAATTGGGTGTTCCGTCATCTTCAAGCGGAGCGTTCGGATAATTTTTCAAGAACTCACTCAAATAAGTCCTCTGTGGGTGTTCGTCCGACCACCTCTGAATGGTTTCGATTGCCTTTTCGGGATAGAGCATTTCAAAAGCTGTACATGATTGCCCTTTATTGTTATTTATGCTACATAAAGGACAGTTAGAGCAGCCAAGTTTACATAGCCCATTCTTTGCTCTTTTCGTCATCCTCAGCTTTTCAGCGAAATAATTTTCGGTTTTTGAACAATCAATCATTTTTGTCATTCCTTTCTGAGGTAATAAGTTAAGCAGACTGCTTAAAAAACTGCCTTGGATCAACATCAAGCACCTGACATATTCCCAAAAACTCTTCTGCTGTAACCTTCTTGTTGTGTTTTTCTCCTTAAAATGCTAAAATCAAATTGTAAGGAGGTGATGCTTATGCGTTTAAATAACGACTGTGTTCGTGATATTCTTTTGAGTGTAGAAGAAGTGTGTGACTTCAACGAATCCTTTCGATACAGTAAATTCAGCAACGATTTTGAAAGGCTTCAACCATACTCTCATGACGAAATTATCTACCACATTAAACAATGCAAACTTGCAGGTTTAATTACTTCAATGTTTGCTACTGACGGTGGCGACTATTTAGAAGTAGGTGATTTAACTCCCGAAGGTCACAAGTTTTTAGCAAATATTCGTAACGATGATATATGGAATAAAGTTAAGAAGATTGCCGGAACCGTGGGAAGTCACTCGCTTTCTGCAATAACACAAATATCAGCGAATGTTGTTACTCAGCTTATAAAAGCTCAATTTGGAATTACTTAAATCTTATTGTCTTGCCGGCGGCTTCTTTGGAGCAGTCGGCAAGTTCTTTGTCTGTGGGTATTCTGAAATTCTTTGTACAATAAACCACCATTGCTCTTGTAGCAATTTTCCATTTTACAGCTTTTATGATTGCAATTACTGCTACTACGGTAGCAACTACCGCATATATGGTTAGTGCCATTTTTATCATTCCTTTCTGAGGTAATAAGTTAAGCAGAATGCTTAAAAAACTGCCTTGGATCAACATCAAGCACTTGACATATTCCCAAAAACTCTTCTGCTGTAACCTTACGGTTGGAATTTAATATTCTTGAAATTGCATCAGCGGTCATTCCAGTATGCTCACACAAATATGATTGTTTAAGTCCTTTTTCTTCGACAATCTTTTTAAGTTTTTCGTTCACAGTCATACCTTTTACCTCCTTTCAACTGTTAAATGCTACATTTTGTAGATTTCATTTTAATAATAATCTAACTTTTGCAGATTGTCAAGAGATTTTAAAAAATTTTTTCTACATTTTTCAGATTTTTTTCTTGACAATCTGTAATTAGCGAATTATAATAAAAGCGTAGATAAAACATCTATAAAAGGAGAAACAAAGTGTCAAGAGAATTTATAGCACAAAAATTAAAAGAGTTAAGGAAAAAAAGCGGATTAACCGCCGATGAAGTCGGAAAATTAATAAATAAAAGTGGAAAAACCGTAAATGCGTGGGAGAACAATCACGGTCAACCTGATGCAGAAATTTTAATCGCACTTTGTGATATATATAAAGTAGATGATATTCTTGCAGAGTTCAGAGAAATGCCAAACAAAAGCAATACTATGATTTTAACCAATCATGAAAAAGATTTGGTTTATGCTTATCGAAATCACCCTGAACATCAGTACACAATTGATACTATTTTAAAAATTAACGATAATCTAATACCAACGGTTAAAGCCGCACGAAGTGACGGTAATAATCAACCTATTGAAATAGTTAATCTTCCTGATCTCAGTAAGTTTGAGCCTGACGATACAGATTTATAATACATAATAAAAAACACCTCATGGGTTAAAATACCGATGAGGTGGTAAACTTGAATTATGAAAAATACAAAAACGCACGCAATGCCTCTTGGCAATGCTTAATCGACTACAGAATCAGCAACTTGCCTGTTAAAGTCAATCAGATAGCAAAACAAGCCGACATTGTTTTGTTGAAAAATTCGGCAGTCAATCTGCTAAGCGAAAATGAGAGTGGAATAACTTTGATGCAAGATGATAAACTTTATATCATATATGCAGATGAGCAATCCCCTCAGCGATGTAGATTTACAATTGCGCATGAACTCGGTCATATATTTTTAGGTCACTTGTTTAAGGAAAACGGCAACGGATTTGCAACAATCGACGATGCCGAACATTCAGCAAATGTATTTGCTCGGGATTTACTCGCCCCTGCCTGTGTCCTTCATGAACTGCAAGCGTTAACTTCCGCTGCAATTGCATATTTATGTGACATTAGCTTTGAGGCGGCGACCTACAGGGCTGAACGAATGGCAGAGCTCGAACGCAGAAATGCCTTTTATCTGCACCCTCTTGAACGGCAAGTAAAGGAGCAATTTGCAGATTTTATCAACAAAAAGAAAAACCTACCATAGTTGCCGCTATGGTAGGAAAAAGAGGAGGGTTTATAAATGAAATGTCAAAAATGCGGTTCTGAGGTTCCTACCGGCTCAAAATTTTGCAACGAGTGCGGAGCGAAGATTGAACAGGTTGCTCTGTTTAAAGACGACGAATCTAAAAACACAGAACCCTGCAAGTGTGAAAGTTGCGGTAACATCATACCGAATAATTCAGTATTTTGCCCGATATGCCATACATATCAAAAAAACAAATTCAGCCCTACGGGAGAAGCTGAAAAAACGACTGAAAAAAAGCCTATATATCGCACTCCACATTTTTACATTGCTTTGCTGATAGCTTTGATATTGACCGCCACTGCGGTAACTGCCATTTCGCAATGTAGCAACCAACCTGATATTCAAGAACCGGTAACAACTTCTACCAATCAAACCTCTAACGATACCTCAGAAACCGATTTGTTTGAGTGGTATGATATAACTCCTTTTTCTATTGATATTCCTAAAGAGTGGACGCATAAAGCTCATGACGGTTACCATTATTTTTACGACCCTGACGGAAACAGGCTGTATATAAGTTCATCTCAATCGAATATTTCACCATCTCAATTTACCTCAGGCTATGTAGACAGCTTTCTTGATGGCTTTGCAAATTCGTTTGATGACTTTGAAGAAATAAGCAGAACTACAACTCATATAGATGACTTTCTCGCTTATCGTGTAATAGCAAATTTGGAATTATCCGGAGATAAGTATTACGGCACAATGTATGTGTGGGTGACGAAGAATTATTTGTGTTGTATGCTTTTCACAACCGAAGGCGATGAGCAATCTGAAGAATTTGATTTTTATGAAGACATCATTGTTAATTCTATAATAACATATTCTTCAAAAGATGTTCGTTCACCTGAAGAAGATTCAGCAGAAAAAGCTACTGAACCCGAAACAGAACCGCCTACCGAAAAACCTACAGAGTTTAAAGATACTTTAACCGAGCTTTATTCAGATAGCGACATAGCCGTTTATTACAGCGATACGGAGCAGGCTCCTTATTCGGATGAAGAAGTTGATGTTCATTTTTATATAAAAAATAAAATGGATAAATCTATAACCGTACAAGCCGACACCGTCATCTTAGACGGAAGAAGCTACAACAAGTTAGTCTGTAGCGCTCCGATTTCAGCACACAGCGAGGGCATGATTGAAGTCAGTGTGAAAGATTGTAAAAACTTCAATCCATCAACCGTAGGAGCTGATTTAATATATTTCGATACAGATACCTATGATAATGACGTTAAAATGAACCTTGTCAGCAAGAAAGTAAAATAAAATAAAAAAATCCGCCCTACCCTGCGCCAACAGGATAGAGCGGAAACCATTACAACGGGTGCAATGGTGCATTTTTCTTAGCAAATATATTGTACCACAGCCCGTTAAAATTTACAAGATTTTAACGGGATTTTTGCACCCTTTTTTTGAGGTGAAATATGAAAAAATGTGTTAATAAAAGGTGCAACAGAGAGTTACAAGATGATTTTGGTTTTTGTCCTTACTGCGGTAAAAATCAATCATCTGACAAGCCGAAAAACAGGCGCAGAACAAAAGGTACAGGAAGCATTTACATTCGCAAAGACAGCAAATCAAAACCGTATGCCGCTGCAAGCTCTGTCACAGGGAAACAAGTTTATTTGGGAACTTTCGCCACAAAGCGAGAGGCAGAAAACGCACTCAAAGATTATGAGTACAATCCCGTCAATGGCTTTAATATGACACTTGAGCAATTACACGATAAATGGGTAAAAACTAAAGCATATAAAAAACTTGGTGACAGCGTAAAAAGCAACTACGCAAGTGCTTATATCAAACTAAAGCCCTTGTATAAGCGTAAATTTAGGGATTTGCGCACATCAGACTATCAATACATCGTGGATTATTATGACAACCCACATCACGAGGTAGGCGCAGGCGGCAAGTTGAAATACCTCTTACCGAACGGCAAAGGTACTTACAAGGTCACGGACACGCCTAAAATCTGCGACGGCTTAGGCTATTCGGCATTACATAAGATAAAGTGTTTTGTTACAAGCCTTTACGACTTTGCTATGCAAGAGGATATTGTAAATAAAGACTACGGAACATTCATAGAGCTTCCGGAGCAGGAAGAAGTCAACGCTACACGCTTTACTGATGTTCAGCTTGAGCTGATCCGTCAAAACATCGGCAAGGTGCCGTATGCTGATTATGTTTACGTTATGTGCTATCTCAATTTCAGAGTGACCGAGTTTTTGTCGCTTACAACTGACCAATACCATGTGAGCGAACAGGGCATACCTTATTTTATTGCAGGAATTAAATCCGATGCAGGTAAAAATCGTATTGTGCCCATCCACCCTAAAATTTTAAAATTGGTTGAGAATTGTATAAACAATAAAGGCGAAACAATCTTCTGTCGAACACACGAAGGTTCAGAGTTTGGCAAAGCGATGAACAAAGATTACTTTTTGAAATATGGTTTCCGTCCGGCTATGCAAGCCCTCGGGTTGGGTGATGAATTTACTCCGCACTCGTGCCGTAGGACCTTTTCAACCAGGATGTCAGCGGCAGGAGCGAGGGAGGAAGACATTATCGCACTTATGGGCCATACAGATTACAAGGTTGATATTGACCACTACATTATTCAAGAGGTTGACACTCTTTACAATGCGATAAAATTGCTGGCATAAAATAAGCCGTCCGATTATATTTCGGGCGGTTTTTATTATGGAAAATCTGTAGTTTATCTGTAGTATAAGAGATTAAAAGGCATAAAAAGAAGTGAATAATTTTGAAAATCGAAAATATTATAAACAAAGCAAAAAGCCAGTAAACAAGCCGTTTTTGGCTTAATTACTGACTTTCTTTGTGGCTCCCCCAACTGGGCTCGAACCAGTGACATCATGATTAACAGTCATGCGCTCTACCGACTGAGCTATGGAGGATTATACAATTTTCTTTGATTTTACTCAAAGATTTTTGTTCAGATTGCATAAAGAGCAATCTTTTTTGTTACTTAAATCCCCGGTAGTGGACTTAAACAACATATTTAGTTTTTCCTCTGGCTAAGTAATAGTTTCGGGTACATTTCTGTACACTCGCACTACCGACTGAGCTATGGAGGAATATAGAGCAAAACACCCGTTTGGGTGTATGCTTTG